ACAGATACATTTACACTTGCAGAAGTAGATTCTAAGTTATTCAATCTACCATCTTGCACTAATTGAGATGCTGCAAACGATGCTGAATTAGCATATGAGCTTGAAGCTGCAATTAAAGAGTTTATTTGTTGTTGTTGTGCTGCATCTACTGCTGCAACAGATGCTGATATTGCATATGAGCTAGTTGCACTATTTAAATTACTTATACTTACATTTACTGATGCAGAGGTAGATTCCAAATTGTTTAATCTAACAGTTGCACTTGCAGTAAATGAGTTTAATGATGCTAACACACCATTTGAAACAGAAGATGCTGTCAATGCTAAAGAAGCAGTTGCAACAGACATACCACCTGTTAAATCATTTGTTATCAACGAATCAATCAAATCATCATTAAATGTTCTTACCTCTGCAGCGGTTATACCACCGACACCATTTGTATCGTATGTAGTATTGCTTGAGGTCTTTAATTGTGAGCGAGTTAAACTAGCCATATCTTATATCTTTTTTATATCTTTATTATTTAACAAAGTGACAATACAAATTTCCCACTGAAATCAGCATTAAAGTCACAATTGAAATCTCCATAGTTTGCTACTGGTGCAATATTTCTATCTGCTGCGCCTGGAATAATTGGTCCTAATAATTCTATTTGACATTCTCCCGTGGTTATATTGTATTCATTTATACTTCTTAGGTGAAATACATTCCCTCTAAATTGTACAAGGTCATTTAATTCCAAATCAAAATAATCCGCAAGTGGTATAATTGCTTCACCTCTCAATAAACGAGTAGTTGGATTATATAATAATGTAATATAAGTTTCCCAATATTCATTATAAAGATTTTCTGTTGGTAATTCACCGTATGCTGCAGCTTCATTATTGAATAGTAATGATTTACTATCAGTTGTTGGGAAACTACCAGTAACTACATTATAGTTGTCAAAATATGGAAACTTGGTTTGTGTTTTACTAACTCCTGATTGTGATAAGGAGCCACTTTCAATATAGTATTCTTCACATTCTACTTGCCCATTATAAAAATAAATATGCGGCAAAACTCTTGTTGGATTATAGTTTTGGTCAGAAATGAAAGTTGGTATGTATATTGGTATAATTTGACTCATATTATTTTAGTTTAACAGAAAAATCCACTTCCATATCCTATTTCGGCTGTTGATGAATTCATTGAATATACTTCTTTCCCACTACCACCTGTTCCTTCTACCATAAAACTATATCCGATAGCCGGATTATTTCCATAAGGGTCAGTATATGCAATCAAACCAGATTGGAATGTTCCAGTATCTGTATATAATTGATAATACACTGCAGTTGAGAAATCTTGGCAAACCGATGGTGCGTTAGCTGCATTGGATAGTTTATATGTACCAATTGAGAATTTAGTTTCTACTGGATTTATACCACTTACACTACCTGATAAACCAGTTCCTTGTAAATAAGATAGTGGTGTAGATGCTAATGTAGTTTTAACTTCAAACTCTCCTTGTGAGAAATAATTTTGATTATCTATATAGTATTGCTTACCATATTCTCTATTTGCTGCTTTTGCAAATTGTTGTGAAATATAATCAGTATCTAAAGTATCACCAAAGTTTAATTTATTTACAGCAAGATTGTTTGCAGGAATTACTTCAATTGATTTATTTAGATTCATATATTTATTGAAATCTTTTATTTCTCCTTTATTATACCAATTGTTGAAAGTCTCTACGATTATATTATTATTATTCCTTTTATCAGGATATATTATTAAGTTAAATTTCTTTTGTATTCCTTTTATCCAATCTACTAATTTAATACCTGTTGTTCCAAATGGCATATTAGAAGGTATATCAATCACTCTACCATCTGCTGCTTGCTTTACTTCTCTTATTTGTAAATAAGATTTAGTTGTTCCCTCAGGGTCAATAGTCACTTTTGGTAATTCCGTTGGAGAAGGTGATGATGGTGATTGCCTAACTTGAAAATAATAACTTCCTGTTGGTATCTCATCCATTAAAAATTCAGTTGCTAATTCATAGTTTTGATTTATCCCACCATTTCTACTTGCTTGCAATCTATCAAAGAAAAATATATAAGATTGAATTGCACGAACTGAATGAGGAGTTGAGCTGCCTGTTTCTAACATTCTCATTTGAAATGTTCCATTTGCTGAAAGTGTGCCAGGTAAATTATTTACAGAGCAACTTATATTCATATTCAGATTTAATACACCTGATAATCTTGTTTTCTTATCAACTCTATATGCACCATTATTATAAAAGTTTTGTGGGTCTGATAATTCATTATACCAAGGAAGTGTTACCCAACTACCAGAAGGTAAGTTAAGGTCTGTCATTCCACTACCACTAATTGCACTTATTTTTATTTTACCATATGTTTCCAAATCAATGCCTGAATATCTAGGATATTTTAATCCATAATTGCAAACCATATAAACATTATCTAACCAACTTTGATTCCAAAAAGATGATGAGTAAGTATAGCCAGTTTCATCAAAAATAGCATCCCATACTTCTTTAATACGGATTGCAGGTTTAAAGTTTTGCACACTCAACCCACCTTCTGTATCATCCATTCCAAACAATTCGTATTGTCCTTGTGTGAATTGATATCCTGAACCATAATCTGCAAGTGGATAAACAATGCTACCTGAGAATAAACTACCACTCCAACTTGATATTATATTATCGTAAGATGAAGTATGATTATACTGCGATAAACTTGTCAAATCATTCAGAGTTAATCTATTGATATCTCTACTAAATGATGATACGATACCATATAAACTAATTTCATATGAATCTATGAATTTATTTTCAAAAACAGAAACTTTGTTTAATTGCAGATATCCACTAACTAAATAAATTCCATCAAAATCTAAATATGCTGATACTTTTGTATTTGTTGAAAATAAGAATGGATTAGTTACAGATATATCATAAACATGCTCAAAGAAAGCATTATTCTTTTTTGTACCAGGTAACATTATAGTCCTACTAAATTCTGCAGGTATTGCACCTATATCAAATAAGTTTGTAATGTTGTTGCTTATCTTTATTTCTTCGTCTTGAAATAAATCTAATATTACATCATTTGCAACTAATTTAGTTTGAAATCCTTGTGTGCTTCGTATTGCCATATTATAAAATTAGCTTATATCCCTGACCTAATGAGAATGTAATAGTGTATTGTATCAATTTATCTACAACATGCGTTTTGAAATCTAATGTCGATGTATCTATTGTCAATGGTTTCAATTCACTACCACCTGTTTTTTCATTATATTGCCAGTATATTTCCTCACTTACTAAAAGTTGCTTAAATATATCATTATAAGCTTCATCAACCCAATCAGTATTTACTGTCAACTTTTCGTTTGAGTCTATAATATATTTTTGAATAGAGGTATCAGTAGATGCATATTCAAATGTTCTAGCATTCCAGTTTCCAATTTGTGGCTGATAAACTCTAGCCTCTGTATTGAATTGCTCTTTTGATACACCATTAAAATTAAACTTATCGAATTGTCCAAAACGATTTTTCCACCATATTCTTATATTTGGATACTTAGTCCTACAAACAATATTAAAGTTTAATTTTGCCCCAATAGAAACGCTTCCAGAGTATGCCTGTAATGAGTATCTATCAGTCACTCCTAATGATAATGGAAATCCAGATGCGCCTGGTGCATATGGCACTTGTTCAATTTGTGTATTTGTATTATTAGTTGTTGCAACAATATTATAACTTCCGTTAGCACCATTGCTACCCGAATAAACTATTTTAGTTGGTATTATGCTACCTAAATCACCTTTATATACTCCCAACGTCCCACCATGCTCTAAAAACACAGATTGTGATTCAGGCCCGTCAGTTAAGAATGGATAATAAATACTTTGCGATTGTAATGGTGTATTTATTGCATTTGGAAATAATCCATATCCATCTAATGCAGTGCAAATAGATGCAGATGCATATGATGATGTTACATATTCAATACCATTATAATATCTGTAATATGCATTTGCTTTAACAAACTTTGTATATGATTGATTTGTATAAGATGAATCAGTAAATGTTGAATTTACAATTCTACTTACATCAAATATACCAACATTGGAATTGTTTGGGTATTTTGTCAATGTATAGTTTGCTACTGAGCTAGAATCAGCTTTTGAGCCACTCCAATAATATAAATCTAAAATATATTGAAATTGCGATTGAGTTACATCAGTTGATGAACTGATAGTATAAATCATTGGAGATTGTGATAATGACCCTGATTCTGGAGTCTGTATAAAAGTTATAGCCATTAAATCTTTTATTATTTAACCAACTACCCTACCAATTGTATTTAACGAGATACTGTATTAGGAAATAATCCTGCTTTTATTTCAGAAATAAATGCTTTACTCAATTCTTTTGCTAAATCTTTTTTAATTGCTTTCGTAAATGCATCCTTAAACCATGGTCTTGGAGGTTTAATATTCTTTGTGCCTGTTTCTAAGAATAAACCATATGCTTTAGATTTTACAACAATTGTATTTTTTAATTGGACTACTTTAATAGAGTTTAATAAAGTCCTTGTTTGCGGTTGTGGATATTTCCAGTATGTAGGATTCTTTCTAAGATAAGGTGTATCTAATCGCTGACTTCTTTGCAATCTTCTATTTCTTGTCCCATTTAGATTATTGATTACATTTTCTCTTACCTTTGGGACTATCTTTGCAATTGCTTCCTGTAAGGTCATTATGGATTAAGATTAATAGTGCAATAGTTGAAACAATTGTTAGGTACGGATATATCAAAGTTTACTACCCATCCTGCTAATACATTATCAAAATTATCTAAGAATTGTACTGCTTTAATATTTCCTAATTCAAATTGTCCAAAGTTATTTGTATATGCCATAACATCATTCATAATACCCATAAGATTTGCATATATATCTTGCAAATCAGATATACCATCATAAGGTATAACTTGCTTATTCTTATTATCAATTGAATCTGGTGTAATCACTTTAGGTTTATCTGCAAGTATTAAAGTAAAATTATAAGTTGCGATTTTATCTGTAATATCCATTGAGTCCACATTGATATTAGCAAGAGGATATTGTGGAAACTCTTTTGTATCTAAAGAAAATATATCTCCTTGTGATACAAAACCAATAGAAGGATGGTTTCCTAATATTGTTTTCCAATAATCCATCATTACATAGTAAACACAATAATTACTAGCTCCGCTTAATACTGCCATAGTTTATAATTTAAAAGTGAATTCCGCCGTAGTACTGAGAAGATTTATCCGGGTACACCTCTGTTTGGTCACCCGTTACTTGTAAGTATTCCGGTATACCACCTGCGTTAGATGTAGATATTAACCAATCTTGCATTCTTGTCGCATAATAATCTGCGTTATTTAATGCTTTACTTAATAGATAATCTAATTCATTTTTAGTAGGTGCTGTCGATTGCTCACTCAAATGTTTTACTGCACCACTTCCTTTAAAATCAATTGAGGAAAATGGAATGTATTCTGTACAACCATACCATATTAAAGTAGGTTTTACATAATCTTGCAATAGAGTTTGATAATCTCCACTCACACTACCTGATTGTATATCCGATTGTAATTTATCATAAAGGACAGTGCCCAATAAATTAAGGATATACTTTTCTTGTGCTGTACGAATAAACGGAATAAGTTTATCAGCATCTATTTCTCCATTTAGTGGAGTATTTTTTATAATGTCATTTCTACTTACGAATAGTGCAAAGGCCATAATGTATTCTTTAGCTATTTAACAAATTGGTTATTCATAATCATTTTTGAAAAAAGGAGAGCTCATTTTCGGTAATGATTCTTTTTCTGCATTTACAACAGGTGTTTCACTATCATCAACTTGTGATTGCTCATTTGCAGTATCTTCAACTTGCTCAATTGTTTGGCCTGATTCCTCAGCCTGTTTAGAAGCAATTGAGAGTGGCATAATTTGCTCCACATATAAATCTGTATTATTCCATCCACCTCTTTCTAAAACCTCCTCTATGCTACCTAATAATAAGTTTTGGAATGGTACAATTGTCATACTCTGTAAAATAGAAAATGCCATAGCCATTTCATCTGCGTTTGATGAGAAACCATTTATCTCTGTACGAATACCAAATAATAAAGGTGATGTAATCCTATGTGCTACAAGTATTCTATCTTGTGCATATTTTGCAACATACTGATATTTCTCATGTAGATTTTCAGTTTGTATTGCATCGAATGTAGGTTTGTTATCTGCTGAGTCGTTAAATGTAATCATAAATCTACCTGCGTTTCTAGTGCCTGTAAACTTAGATACGATTTGGTCTTCGATAATATCTCTTTCCTCAATTGGAGGTACACCATTGTTTAGGTTGATTGCAATTAAAGGTAAGAAACCATTTTCAATATTGTTTAAGTGTAAGTTTGATAATTCTGCTTCACTTGCTGCAAATTGTAATGCTGAAATCCAATCAGGTAGAGAATAATAATATTTGCCTGGTGTATATCCTTTAATGTATGCAATTTCTACTTTCTCATTAGATGTGCCAAATGCAGGTAATTTCTTTTTATTTCTTACAGATTTGTGGTCATTCCAATCAGTTGCATAATAATAATTTTGTATAGATAAATTATCATACAATTTTTCTGCTCTTAGTTTTTGTACTGGAACATGATATAATCTTAATATCTGTGTATGTGCATCATTCCAAACTACTTGCAATGCAGCATTACCAAATAATTTCAAATCAAATGCAACTTTTCTACCATCATTCTTAGATAATATTTTATTTAAGTTATCTTCAAACTCAGGGTTATTAGTAAAGATACCTTCACCATAAATTAAATCTGCTATACCTTCAACACATGCAGCATTTGTTGTAGATGTATTATATGCTTCCTCAATCAAATAAAAGAAATCATCATTATCATAAATGCCAACTGGCACCCATGATTGACGAGTTTTTACATCCTCTGTGATTACAGGTATTTCATGTCTACTTAGATTAACTACTTTTAAGTCATTCATATTATAATATTATATATTCGTTTGATGATGTATATGATAACGATGTATCATTTTGCGTTGTATAATTAACTTTGTTTGAGCCAGATACAAAGTATGATTGAGATTGTTGAGCAAATACTTGCACACTTCCTTTATATTGTATTGTAGAAACACTACCTGTTGTATCCCATAAAACCATTCTATACTGGTCACCAACTTTACTGCCTGATATTTGAGGAAA